AAAAAGCCTGTGGACATGATATTAGACTTGTATCCTTAATTGGAAATAAAGCAATTGTGAGTGAAGCAGGAAGCCCCTACCTCTTTAGGGTCGGGGTAGTTCACAGATTGACTAAATCACAGGAGAGATTAGTGTCATCACAAGATAAATTAATAGCAATTTACAAAGAACGAATTGACCTTCAATCTAATCTTATTCAAGAACATCACAGTTTAATTATAGTTACATTTTTTATATCAAAATGTTATGTTACATGACGGACTATACACTCGTCACCAACAAATGTCAACTCACACCAGAAAAATCCAGTGCGATTTGATCTTTGTTGCCATTCCTCAGTACTTAATTCCCGAAGCTCGACCTCATGATTGGAAGCTGCATTTAAATCACTATCTGTCAACTACCCACGACCCTAAAGGGTCGGGGCTTGTCATTCCAACTCTAAGCAACTTTAGAACAGTCACTTAGCGGACGACAATAGGCTGATTGATGCAGCCCTAAATCTCTAATGTTTTTTGCAGCATTTAAGTCAGCATGATCTTGATGTCCACATTTTTTACAAACAAATTCAGCTTGATTTTTCCTGTTTGCTTTTTCACAATGACCGCAAGCGTTACAAGTTCTACTTGTATTCCTTGGATCAATCAAAACAACAGGAACGCCTTTAAGCGTTGCTTTGTAAGCAATGAATTGCCTTAACTGATAAAATGCCCAACTTAGTCTTTCGGCTCGTTGTTTCTTCCGTACCGTTGTCCTCTTGTTAATATTGGTTAAATCTTCTAACGCAATAGAACAATTGGTGTCTTTGGCTTTCTCAACGAGATGTTTGCTCACACAATGATTAACATCAGTTCTAAATCTTGCTTCTTTACCACTAATTTTCTTCAACTTCTTTTTACTGGATTTTGTCTTCTTGCTTTGCAAGTTACTACGCAACTTCAAAGTCTTGACTCTAGCTTGCTCGACCTTGTCATTAGAAAATGTTTCTCCACTTGAATCAACTGCGATGTTTTTGACACCAAGATCAACACCCAAACAATCATCAGGACTAATTGGTGTATCTTCGGGCATATCGCAAGTTGCGTATAAGTAGAACTCACCTTTTTTGTAGATCAAGTCAACTTGACCAGCGATACGACTCGCTCGACCAGCGAAGTATTCACGAATTTCAATGTTGAATAATTTACGACCTTCCAATGTTGTCAAGCTTACTTGCGGCTTTTGTAGTGGCAATCCTTTGAACGTCAAAATTCGTTGGTCATAAGTGATGCTACCATACTTTTTGAAAGTTGGTTTTGTTTTCTTGTTTATTTTGTAAGCGTCACAAGTCTTGGCAATTGCACGAATAGTCAATTGTGCTGACAAACCGTATTTTTTACGAATATCATGATACACAAGTTTTTGAATCCTGAATTTACTAGCAGATTTTTGTTCGAAGCAAGTTTCGGCAATTTCATTACAAGCTGAATTAAAGGCTTCCATTGTGTCAAGAAGCCTCTTTTTGCCGTCGTCATCTGTCAGTAATTTGATTTTTGCAATTGTTTTCACATATTTATATAGTATGTGACATTGAAATTTTGCTTCAATAAATGATATTTTTTGAAAATTATTCCTATGACTCGCCTTACCCACTACCCTAAAGGGTTTATCTGCCTTGCTCGTTCGCTTAGCTCACGATCTACGACAGATAAACTTTCTACGAAAGTAGGGGCTTCCGGCTCGCAATGAGTGAAATATTATTCTCAAGCATAGTTACAAGAAAGGGACATATTTTGTTTGATAAAACAGCTTTAATCATTGTTGATATGATAAATGATTTTGCAAATAAAGAAGGATCTCTATTCGTGGAAGACTCCATTCGTACAATCCAGCCGATTAAAGAAATGGCAGATTTCATCTTACAATGTAATGGAAATGTTTTCTTTGTAAATGACTTACATAAACCAAATGATAAAGAATTCGAAAAATGGCCTCCACATGGAGTCGAAAATACCAAAGGTGCCCTTATTGTCGATGGACTAAATCTAGATCCATGGAACCCTCTAACTAGCTCGATACAAAATAATAAATATGGTTTAAATTGTATAGTTCTGCCAAAATCAACCTACGATGCTTTCCAAAATACACAACTGGAATATTTTCTAAATAGAATGAATATAGAAAATTTAATTATCGTAGGAACTGTGTCTAATATATGCATACTATCTACAATACACTCGGCATTTTTTAAAGATTATAATATCACTATAATCAATGATTGTATCAGTAGTTTGACTGAAGAGGGAATGAACGTACTTCAATATCAAGCTAAAAATGTATATGGATGTTCGATTTTCCAAACTGTAGATGATTTCAGGAGTAGCCTTTAAATGCGAATTGCTGTATATGGCGGGGCATTCAATCCAATTCACAAAGGACATTACTTTGTTATCAATCAACTATTAGAAAACACAGATGTTGAACAAGTTTGGGTGATGCCAACGTATAATCACAACCACAAAGATGATTTATCTTCATTTGAAGACAGGTTGTTTCTAATTAATCTAATGATTGAAGAAAATGAAAAAGTAATAGTTTCATTATACGAAAAAGAAAATGAAGTAAAAAATGGAACCTTGGTTTTATTAAACTCTTTGAAAAAAGATTATCCAGAGCATGATTTTTATTATGTTATCGGACAAGATAATGCCGATTCTATTGATACTTGGACAAATCATGAAACATTAATTCTGGAAAATAAATTCATAACTGTTCAAAGAAGAATTTGCCCAGCTATTTCTGACAAAAAATGGTATGCTCAACAACCACATAATTATATTAGTATAAAAGATTGTGAACAAAGCTATTTTTCTTCTTCAATGGTAAGACGTGCAGCTAAGAATAAAAAATGGAATGCAGTTGAATTAATGACAGATAAAAATATAATGAATGTTATTAAAGACAAAAAAATGTTCACCTAACTTTCTTTACTATCTCGAATGAGACAGGTAAATCTTCTGCAAACAAAGAACATAATTTAATTTTATGTAGTTCTTCTAAAGAACACCATTTATAAGCTGTATGTTCATCACTTAAGGTTACTTTAAAAGGTTTTGGAACTTTATAGAAAAAAGTAGTCCAATTTCCAAAATTTTTAACACCAAATTTAGTCCCTTGACAACTTCCAGCTTCTTCTTGGCACTCTCTCCGTGCCCCTTCTTCTGGTGTTTCTCCTAATTTTAATCCACCACCTGGGATGCTCCAGGTGTTTGGATATGTAGAATTAGGTTCTCTCTTGAGTAAGAGAACTTTTTTACCATCTGTAAAAAAGATTCCTGCTGCTTTACTCATTTCTTATCCGTATTGGTTTTACAACTAATATTAGAACATTCTGTGTTCTTTTTCCCGTTATCATAAAAACTTGTAACAGCATCTGAACCACATTCTTCACAAGAATGTTCTTTTTGCCTTTCAGGATCTTTTTTAATAGGTATTTTTAAGTTCTTGTTATTACGATCTAACCAGTCTAAAAAACTAATCATCTTTTAGGTCCCGTTTTGAGTTTAACACTTTTCATGTTTTCAATTCTTCTGTCAGGCTTGTCTTTCAAAGACCTTAAAACCTTTAAGACTTCATTAGAGATCTGTATTGCTGAATCTTGAGTTTTTGAACTATTTTGAACAGAAACAGTTGATTTTCCTTTGTTGTAAAATCCTTTTGATAAAATAAAACTTCCACCATCATGGTCTGGGTGATAATGAACCATAACCACCCATTCTCCATCATCCCAGTTTCTAGTAGATACTATAACCCTCAAAGGATTAGTTTCAAATACCTTTTTTACATGAAAATCATTCTGCTTCATAGAAGCACTAATGTAAGACAGTACAATTTTAGCGAAACCATTCATTACATCAGGTATATTTGTACGGAAATTAACATCTACGCTATATCTACTAGAATGTACAGACTCAACAACCAAACCCCAATCTTTTTCAGATATGTTTTCATGTGACTCAATGTATTCTCTAAAATTTTCCATATAAATTCTCGATTTTAATTATATATTGTTCCTTATTACTATTTATTAAAAATAATAGTTTACTCAGAGTTTTCTACACCAATTTCTATATCTCGTACTTGTTGTCTATTACTTATAACACTGCTATCAATTATATCTTTAACCACTTGATCGTTAGTGATAATATTAGAAGAACCGTCTTGGACAGTACCATCAGTTTTATATTTAACCTTTAATATATCTCCATCTGATGACGAAGCCCTTATGTTAACTTGCCCGCCAATTATATCGTGAGATAATCTGGTTAAATCTCCCATATTATGTAAATCTATATCTCCATTATTGGTAGAACTTATATAATTAGAGCCATCTGGATCTAAGTCATTTACATAATCAAAGTTTGAACCAGCACTACTAGGAGTCCAAGTAGTGGAACTTCCTGTTGCATTCGGCAGAATTGCTTCTACGTGCTTGTACCCAATAAAATCAGTGTCACTAATTATAAATAAGTCATCTAACAAAAATCCTCCATTTCCACCAAAGTTAAAGTGAATTTTAATATTATCTATATAATCTGGTGCTTGTGAAACTGATTTAGTAGCAATATTCGAGCTATTTATTTTTTCAACCCCGTCTATTTTAAGAACAAAAGACCCCAAAGTTTCATGTAATATGTATCTCATTTCTACAAATTTCCATTCTCCTCGTGTCATATCATTCGTAGAGACTGAAGTTAAATCTGAATCGGAATTGTCTTTTAAATAGACATTGCCATTGGAAGCATAATTACCAGTCAGATAAGATTGTATAGTATCTTCATGATTAAAACTTAGCAAAAGATTATTAGTGAGTAAATTTTCTATACTATTAGACACTTTTATTAAAAAGCACACAATAAAATCATTTTTGTTGTTGATTGGTAATTTTAGATAAAAGTCTTTTTCTGGATTACTTACTCCTTTAAATAAAGCGGATTTACCACCATATTTAGTGTCGTTTTTGTTTAATTCTATATAATATGTGCCATTATCTTGTATTATAGATCCTGGATATTTAGGTAGTATTTCATTAATTGCATTGGATATAATCTCAAAACCTTCTATTAACTGTAGTGCTGTTCCTTTTTTAATCCCATATAAACTCTTACTATTTAATAAAACATTACCAGATGAATCAAAATGCATAAGTATTTCAATAAAAATTGGTTCTGTTCCTGTTAATTCATGAAAATTAAATGTAACATCAGCATCTCCTGAATATAAACCTGTTATAGAGAACAAAGCATCTGTTTCGTTCTCTAGTATTGTAACTGTTTCAGTAACTGATGAATTTTTTAGACTTGCAGATAATACATGATTGTCTGTATATGTAAAACCTCCACTCCCAAGAATAAATAAACCTATAGAATTTCCTTCTAAAAATCCTGGTCTACTAATTACTTCATCTAATAAAGATGTTACGTCAATACTTGCTGATAACGATTCATTATACACACCTCCATAGTTCGATGAACTATCTGTAGTGAAGTTTGTTGTTATTTGTGAATATAATTCGTTAAATTCAGTGATGCTATTAGGTCTTGATATGTCATCAACATTAATTCCATATATGTAATAAGTAGTATAAGAAGTGAAATTTATATCAAAATTAAATAATACAGTGCCTAAAGATTCTTTGCTAAGAAAAGTAGTATCAAAAGTTATTATAGATCTTCTATAAGTATCAAACGTAGAGACATTTGGTATTAAAATCCCCGATTGAGCAGAATCCCTAGAACTACGATTAAAGATAGTGGTAAAATCTTCACTACTTATTAGATTTATAGTAACTTCTTTTGAAGAAAAATCATCTATTACTTTTACTGTTAAATTTGCACTGAAAATAGCTATCCCTAAATTTAAAATTGTATCTGTTTCAAAAAATAAACCAATTGAATTACCTTCCGAAAAACCTTCACGATTAACTATCTGTTGAATAACAGAACTAATATCAACAGTATTTACAGTATTAGTATTATACAAAGGTATATTCCAATCTGTTGTGCTACTTGTAACTCCTGGTGTTAAACTAGAATATGAAGATTGTAATTCTGAATAATTAGTTGGATGAGGAGCATTATCTAAGTTGACTCCACGGATTGTGTAATTTTGTTCTGCATAGTTTATTACACTTAATGTTAGATACGCACTAGTTACAACTTGATTTTGTTTTATTGTAACAGAGTCAAATGTTATTCTTGGATAATTGTATTCACTTCCAAAAGCTACAAAAGTATTTTCAAACCCATAGGTATTTTCTATTTCAACATTAGAGCCTGATCTAGTAATAGTTCCTGTTGAAGTATCCCCTTCAGGAAAGCTAGAAGGATCAATAGATAAAATTAAATTTAGAGCATTACCTACAGTTAAAGATGTAATATTGGAATTTACAGTTCCGTAACTAGCTTGCATCTCAGATGAACCATCACCTATTGCCGATACTGAAAAATCAACTTGATTTTCTGAATCTAATATAGTAACTGTTGATGGAATAGTAGCAACTCCTGAATCACTATTAGATAAATCTAAAACTAAATCAACGCCAGCACCCATTATTATATTTAATGACGATTCTCTTAAATGAATTCCAGAATTATCACCATCACCTTGTAACAGTATACCTATATTGTTACCTTCTGAAAATCCTGGTCTATCTACTATTTCTTGAATAATTGATTTTATGTTAAATGCAATGTTTTTGGGAATACTATAAGAAAGATTTAGATCTGATGTAGAACCTGTAATAGATGAGTTGGTTAATGTTGAAAGTAAATTCTGCATATCAGAGGCATCATAAGGCTCTATTACATTATCTAAATCAATACCATTAATAGTGTAATTTTGATGAGTATCGTATGCTATAAACTCAGACTTGAAATAAGCTTCTTTTATTAATGACGAATCATCAAAACCACTTGTTCTAAATATTATTAAAAGTGAATCAAATAAGTTAACAGGTAAATAAATAGCATTATTTGAAGATGAATAATATGTAGATGTGAAAGGTTCTACAATATTATATCTAATATGTGTAGAAAAATCTCTTACATGAGGGTAAGTTCTTGCAACAGATCCATCTACAGTCTCACTCTGTTGTACAAAATAATCAGATAAAGATAGCGTTAGCTCTAATGGAACATTATCTATATTCATAGTGATCAAATTAGACTCTGAATTCATATAATCAGCCAATAAAGTCGCTTGTCCCGAATTTAAAGCTGTTATTGTGAATTCGGATTCTGTTTCATTACTCAAAATAGATATTATAGAATTAGAAGCAATAATAGTATTATTACTATTTATAATATCTACTTCTATCAAGTCTGTTGTAGTATCTGATACTACCTCTACGTCTAGATAAGCATCATAAACATATCCTGTGTTGCTACTATCATTAGATCCTTCTATAAAAATCCCTATAGAATTACCAGATGTAAATCCTGGTCTATCTACTATTTCTTGAATTATTGACTTGATATTAACTGTAACTACGTCTGAAGTTGTATATAAAGGTATCCCCCAATCACTAGTGCGACCAGAAACAATCGATATTGTTTTTGAAATATAAGAATTCTCTAAAATTGTTACATGAACAGGAGCACTTGAATTATCTTCATTTGCACCAAAAATAACATAATTTTGTTCTTTTGTTATCTTGATATTCAAACGTATAAAAGCATTAAGTATTTCTTGTCCTTGAGCGATTTCTATATTATTAAATGTAAGTTTTGGGTACTGGGAATAGTATCCCCAATTAGTAACATTCTGAATAATACTGGATGAAATAAATTTTGAATCCTTTATGGCTGGCCCATATGTCAGATATTTAGATACACCCCCACCGCCAGATCTTGTTAATTGTCCATTAACAAGATCTCCTTTAATTACATCAAGTTCATCTACAGATAGTAATAATGAAATTTCACTAGAAACTTTAATCACTTCAATATTAGAATCAGTATTATCAAAACTAGTTAATAAATTAGATTGACCATAACTTAAACCATTTATCGTAAATGATTCAGTAAGTTCATTAACAGGGATGGTTACGGTTGATGGCACAGTAGCAACTGCTGTATTACTACTAGAAACATTAACTGTTACTTCTTCCATATTTATATCTTTCTTGACTGTAACTTCTAGTTGAGAAGAAAACAAAGTTCCGCTTTGACCATCATTTTCCATAAACAAACCTATAGAATTTCCTTCAACAAAACCTTGGCGATCTACTATTTGTTGTATTATCGAACTAATGTCAATTGTTGTTACATCAGATATTGTATTAGTGTTTATATCCCAATGAGAACTATTAAAACTTACATCTACTGTTTTAGTTAAGTATGAGATATCTAACTCGTATATATTGATAGGATGAGTGGTATCATTGGTATTAACTCCAGAAATCTTGTATTCTTGTTGATTTGATATTGATATGTTTAATTTTAATTTAGCCGAAATTATAGTTTCGCCTTGTTTTATAGTGATTGTGTTAAATGTTAATCTTTGTCTAATATAATTTGTTCCCCAACTCAACTGACCATCATAAAAAAATCCTCCAGTTGTTCCGAAACATTTCTGTGCTAGACCAAATATATAAGTCTTTTCTCCGCTTCTTGTAATATTACCAACAGTTGTTTCATTTGCAGCAATATGTGTAGAATCTAAAGATAAATTAAATATAACTTGCTCAAAAACACTTAATAATAAATTATTAGAATTTGTGTCAATGAAACTAGAAAATATATCTGTATCTCCAACATCAATAGTCGTTAAATTAAAACTAACTGAAGTCTCATTTTCTAAAATAGTCACGGTTGATGGAATACTTACTATATTATTTGTGCTTGATATATCGACACTAATCTCATCAATAGCAGAATTTCCTGTAGTCAATATTTCTAATTCTGCTTCATAAATTTCACCATCTAAATCGAATTGAACATTCCAATCTATAAAAAAACCAATTCTGGCACCTTCAGCAAACCCAGGTCGATTTACTATTTCTTGGATAATACTACTAATATCTACAGTTGTAATATTTGAAAGGGTATTAGTGGGTATCCCCCATACAGAAGTAGAGCTAGAAACGCTTGCAGTTGTCAAAGTAGAATAAAGATTATCTAAATTAGCTATATAACTAGGTGAAACAAAATTGTCTAAATCTATTCCCTTAATCGTAAAAGTTCTATTCCCAAACATACGAAATATACGAACTTCCAAATTCAAAACAGCCTCAGATATTATCTGTCCTTGTAGAATACCAGAAGTTACAAAATGTAATATTTGTCGACTAAAATCATTTCCAAATCTAACAATATTATTTACAAAATTTGAAGGTAACTGTAAACAATTAAGATGTCCATTAAATTTTATTATTTTATAAGGACCTAAACCACCACCTATTCGGGTAACAGTTCCTGTATAACTGTTACCAACTATTAAATCAGTTGATTCTAAAGAAACTAATAATGAAAATTCAGATACTGTAATTATTTCTGTATCAGAAACATCTTCGTAAGTACATGTTATATTTGATGTTCCTGTACTTACAGCAGAAATCATAAAACTTGCTTGAGTATCACCATCTAATATTGTAACTGAATTATTTACAGTAGCTACACCAGCGTCACTGCTTAATAGAGTAATTATCATATTACTATTACTTATGTTTCTAGTCACTGTGGCTAAACAACTACCCGTATCAGAAATAGTAGAGTTATCAAAAGTTAAAGTTAACTCCAAAGGAGAAACAGTTATAGTTTTGATATTTGAATCAGTATTAACAAAACTACCTTTTAAGTTATATAAGCCTTCATTAACAATAGTAATTGAAAAATTAATACTATCTTCATTTTCTAAAATGGTGACCGTATTGGGTATTGTTACCACATTAGTATCATCACTTGATAAATTTAACTCTAATGCATCTGTGGGTATTAATTTTTTTGTAACAATATTTACATCAGCTATATACAACTGACCGCCATAAACCTCAGATGTGTCTGTATCAAAAAATAATCCTATAGAATTACCTGCGACAAATCCTGGTCTATCTATTATTTCTTGTATAATAGTAGTTATATCTATATCGTATACTTGAGATATAGTGTTTATAGGAATGCCCCAAGTGCTAGTATTACCCGAAACAAATGAAGTTGTAAGAGACGAGTGAGAAGATTGCAATTCTGTTAAATCTACAGGGTGAGTGGAATCATCTAAATTAACACCGTAAATAGTGTAATTTTCATGACTTGTTACAGTAATTTTTAAGTCTAATAAAGCTTCTACAATAGTTTGCCCATGAGTCAGTATTGTTGTGTCAAATGTTATTTTAGCATAATCATATATGATTCCCCAAGCCGCCCCATTATTAATAAATGTAGAATTTGAATTATTGTAACACGCTCTGTGACCTGTTAATTCAGGTAAAATTTCTTCTTTACCAGATCTAGCTATAGTTCCTGTAGAAATTTCTCCTTCAATGATACTATTAGAACTAACTTCTAATAATAAAACTAATTCAGATACAGTTATAGAAGCTTGATTAGAATCGGAACCACCAAAACTAGCAGAGATTAAAGATTCTCCTTCATTTACTCCAGTGATTACGAAGTTTGAAGTTATTTGATTTATTGGTATAGTTGTAGTAGATGGAACCGATGCCACATTGGGTAAGCTACTTGTTAAATCAATTATAGATTCTGATAAATCTCCTGCCTTTAAAAAAACTAAAGTCATTGTCGCATAATTGATTTCTCCCAAATTATAAGCCAAATCTGACTCAAAAAACAACCCTATTGAATTACCTGCGACAAATCCTGGTCTATCTATTATTTCTTGTATTATAATAGATATATCTACAGTCTCTACATTATAGTTACTTCCAGAAGAAGAAACGCCCCAATCACTAGTATTTCCCGTAATGCTAGCAGTAGTAAGAGATGAATAATAAGATTGTAAACCATTAACATCAATTGGATGAGTTGCATTATCTAAATCAACACCATAAATAATATATTCGTAGTGTAAAAAACTTAATAAATCTATATTTAAATTTAAATAAGATTCTACTACCAAGTCTCCGTTTTCAATATTAGTTGTTTCAAATGTTAATATAGGGTAATCGTAAATTGAACCAACCTTTAATGGATATGGTGCGTTATAGTATACTCCGTTTAAAACATATGCTCTATATGATAATGTTGTAGTTAAATTATTGCTAAATCTAGATACAACACCAATAGCTGTATCTTCTTCTAAAATTATATTTTTATCAACAGATAACGTCAAAGACAATGTCATAATTATACTCTATTTATTAATTTAAATAACCAACTAATATATACTAAATATTAAAAATAAAAAGGTCCAATATGTCTTTTAAAGATTTTTTAGTTGAGAATCAATTAATTAAATTGAATATCGAAAGCCGTGATGAATGGTATTATCTAAATATTAAAAATGATCAATTTGTTCATTTTACAGAAAAAACAAGAATACCAAAAATTATCAAATCGAATAGACTATTATTCAGACCACCATATGATAAGTTTGGATCAGATGCTGTGAATGCCATCTCTCTAACCTATGGCAACTACGTTCCAGGAGTACAATATACCCATGTGAAGAACGAAATAGGAGCTATATGGTTCACGACATCAACTATTCCATACAGAGGAATGACAGAAGAAGTAGTATGGCATAACGATGTTATATTTAATTCTGTTAAAGAAATAGATAAAGATATTGCTATCAACAGAATTAAACAATCACCAGAAAATATAGACGAAATGGCTAATGTCATCTATCAATCTTATGAAGATTTCGAAAAAACCCACCAAAATCTAATCAAGAGTTGGGGTTGGTGATTGCCCAAATACTACACACCAGTAAATCTCATCTTTCTCATTAATCGAACAACCAAATCCAACTCTATCAAAATTTTCATTCAAAATGTTTCTTCTGTGACCTTTAGAATTCATCCAATCATCAAATACTTCTTCTTCGTCAATCTGACCTTGGGCAATATTTTCTCCTAACATTCTCCAATTTGAATCAAATTTTAGCTTCTGATGTTTTAATCTACCTGTTGTAGCCATTTTAATTGCATGATTAAAAGCAGCATCACGTAATTCTTCATCAATTACCAAATCTGTTTTTCTAGCATCATTATGATACTCAAGAAGTAAATCTTCATCAAGATCATGTAGTCTGCATTTATAAATATTGGAATTACACCCAACAAATAACAGTAAAAACAATATAACTAAATTTCTAATTTCCATCTTTTTTTCCCACAATCCCATATTCGAGCTAATCCACGTTCTTCTGCCCATTGACTTTCGGTTAAACCTTCTGGACAGTTTGTATTTGATTTTTTTTGAGATTGTTTACTCAATCTTTCTGTAGGTTTCCTAATATCAACATAAGAGTAATCTTGAGGCAATTCTTCATATAAGTGAAAACCCATCTTTTTATAAACATTACCTTGACTCCAACGATTATCAGACCAAGATATTAGACTTTTGTAATTATTATCCTTCATCCAATTTAAACAATGTTTCAACAGTCTGCTAGATCCTCCTACTATCGTGTAATTAGACTTAAAACACAGCCTATTTAAGACTATTTCAGCAGAATTTCTATGATGTTTTCCTAAAGTCATCACTCCTAACAAATCATCTCCAAAAAACAAACCATAATTTACTAGAAAAGAAAATGGTCTGCCTTGTATATGGTAAGATTCATAAAATTGTTTAGCTTCCAAGTTGCTAATCTCTGCAATTTTACACTTTCTGGCATAAATTTGATATTTATTTTTATTGAAAACTGAAGTCAAGAAATTAAAACACTGATCTTGTCTCGTTTTCCATTCATCTTCAAAGATTGTGATTAATCTGACACCTTTGTCTAAACATTTTTTGTACTTTTCATAATGATAATTACGGAATCTAGGTTGTGGAGATTTTTCATTATGCCAGTACAATCCACAATATTCAATACCAATCTTGAATTCGTCATTATACAAGTCAATCTCTTTCCCATCTAAAATAGTGTGGTTTGAATTTAAATTACAACACACCAATTTTGTTAACTTATCCCTGAGATTATTTTCAGATTTGCCTAAATTAGGATTCAAACATCCATATTTTTTGATTCTTGAATTTATTGATTTTAGTTTAATTATTTCGTTTTGCATTGGATGCTTAAATCCAAATCTATCTAAACAAGTCGTTTGTTGCTTTTCTTTGATTTGAGGAGATTCTAAAGGTGAATCTACCCCATGAGTAGATTTTAAAGTCTTCTTCATTTTTTCAAAAACAACTTGATTTTGGAGTGGTCTTTCTACTCCATATTTTTTTTTATTAGTGTCTACAATTTTTCCTTGAACTTCTTTAGATTGTGCAGGATTGTCTACCTTGTAATTTAATTGGCATGTTTTTTTAGATTTTTCAATTGATTCATTGGTCATTGAATGTTCTAATCCATAGTTTTCTAAACATGTAATTTTATATTTTTCTTTGACCGATTTCGTTCTAGAAGCAGACGTATCACCATACTTTTTTAAACATGTTTTTTTAGTTTTTGATACTGCTTCTTCTGTTCTAGTGTGTTCAATTCCATATTTTTCTAAACACGTCTTTTTTATTTTTTCTTTAACTTCTTGAAGTTGGGTGGGATTTTCAACTCCATACTTTTTCAACGATGTCTTCTTAGCTTTTTCTAAGAATTCTACTTTGAAACAATCTTCACCATATAATCCATATATTGTTTCATATCTCCTTTTCTTAGTGCATTCTTTGTCTCCACAACTATCTTTTGAATTAGTTCCTCTCATAAAAATAATATGTCTTTTTTGTCTTTCAAATTTTTTAGAACAATAATCACAAATTAAATTTATTTTCTCTGTAGATTTTGCGCTTTCAAGATTAAATTCTTGATTGTACTGGTTATGATTAATCATTAGGTCTAATCCATAGATATGTAAGGGAATTCACCAAATTTGTTTAAAAGATCTTCAAACCATTTTTGACGATCTTCTCTAGCTTCTTGAATCAATGTTGGTCCATCTAATTGTACACCACCTCCAGGACCAGGAAGATTAGCAAAACGACTCCGTATTCTCCCGAGGATTTCCTTTGCATAAGTTAAAGCTCCTTCTTGCATTGCTTGTGTTACTTGTTGGAAGTCTTTTTGTCTTTGTAAGTAGTGTACTATAACTAACTTATTATTAAAAGGTATAGGATAGACCTTAATATTTCTCATTCCACCAACAAATTCCCAACCACCTATGTTTCCAGCTAATCTACTGAACGTTTGTTCATACTGCTTATAAAGTGCCCATTCTCCCATTTTCCCATATATTGGTTGTGTTGGGTCCATTGATCCACCCCACATTGAGGAAGAACCTGCTCCATTAAAATAAGATATAGGTAACGATCCATCCAAATCATTTGTTTGAAAACTGAACGATCCTTGTTCTTTATAGAAAACGTTTCTTACTAGTCCTATATCAGCAGGTAATTCGTACACACTTTTTCCTGGTATTGTGTTAAAAGTGTAATAAGAATAATATTCTCTACCTGCATAATCCTCAAATATCATTAGTGCTTGATCTACACAGAAGTCCAGATTTTGTTCATCAAGTTCTATTGATATTTTGGGGGCTCCTAACATATGAAGAATATAGTCTTTGATTTGTTCTCTGACTTTTTCTCTATTTCTTCTTGGAGACATTTCTTTTTTGTAGACAGGGTCTGTATGTCCTAATCCACTACAACCAGATGTATTGCATTGAAGAGATGACATCCCTTCCTTTCCTGGTCTTCCTATCGCCATTGTATTACATATTGTCATTTTGAAACCTCATTTAAGGATATATAGATTTAATATCACTATAATAATTTACACTTAAACAGGTAAATGAAATGAAAAATAATGATTGGATGTCATCTCTTCAGAATCCTCATTTGAATCCATTAAAAAAGTATATTTTTGATATTCTAAAAAACAAGTATTCTCAAAATGATGACATAGTAACAAGAATTGCTTTGGACCTTAAGGTTGAAGATGACATGAAAGCATTTGCTCAGTTAATTTTTGATGCTTATCAAGCTGGCTTTGAAGAATCTTTTTCTCAATATAAAGAACATTTAAAATCTAAAGGTTATAAACCTCAAATAAATCAAAAAAATGATGTAAAACATAACCCTATATTTCCTCAAGAAAATGAAGGTTGAAGATCAGAGTGTATGCAACTATAAATAAATCCACCAGTTTTCTCTTCTGTTTCTACAACTTTCCACCATTCATTATACCGAAGATTTTTGGTTTCAAACTTATCTTTTAATTCGTTAAATATTTTTTGTTTGTAAGGAAATACGATTGAATTTTTATTTAGTTCTTGTCTAGTCCAGAAAGACAGGATTAAAGAATCGTGATTAATGATAACACCTGCAAACTGTATTTTTTCAGAATATTCTTCAGTTGAATAGCTTTCTCCATAACCTTCGTACTCAACATCGACTATTTGCGTAGGGAGTGCATGAAATATTATTTGTTTGTCTAAACTTTTATTTCTTTCTTCAGAAGGCTGCTCTTCTGCTTGTTCGTAAATGGTTATTTTTTCTTCTATAGGAGGTTCTTGAATAGTTTCTTTTTCTTCTATTTCGTTTACTTTTTCTATTTTATTTTCAAATATTTTAGGTATTTGAGTAATGATTTTAGTTTTTTTATTTTCTTCAATAATATTTGTTTTTGGAGTTTGTTTTTCAATTGCTTTTTCAAACTCAGTTTCACAATTATTAATATTATGAACTATAATATTCTTATCTATTCTTTTTTGAGTCATGACTATAGGGTTTGGTTTTGATAATTTGTATATTGAACCATCTTTATTTTTTATGACCATATAATTACATTTTAGATAAAATAAAATTTGACTATTATAAATAATATAGTGTTTTGATATAATTAATTAATTGAGGTGAATAATGGCACTTGTATGTCCTGATGACGGCGAAGAGAACATCCTGAAACTTATTGTAAATATTTCCAGAAGCACTACAGATCATCCTGTATTACACTTGTATACTAATGATTTAGATCCAGAAGATGCAAGTCATGGTGTTTCGGGTGAAGATTTTGATACTGCTGATTTTACTGAAGCGTCAGCTACTGGTTATGCTGCTGCAACTTTGACTGGTTCTAACTGGACCATTGATAAGGTTTCAGGCACGACTTCGGCTGTTTATAATGCAACTATCACATTTTCTGTAACTGCTGCTATGAGTGCTTACGGTATTTATGTGACTAATACTTCAGATGAAATTTTATGGGCTGAGAGATTCCCTGCTGCTCCTTATACTTTACCTTCTGGTGGTGGTAATATTTCAGTTTTGCCAAAATTAGAACTTAGATAATGCTTAGGAACACGGATGGGACTCCATATAAATTAGGTGATCTTAAACTATATGATCCTTGTAAACCCGATTATGAATTAATGAATAAATGGGACGAGGAAATTATAGAAAGAAGTGGAAGCCCTATTTATTACTATGAAATTTTCATTAATGTTTCATCAATTGATCCATTATACAGAGAAGCTAGAGACAAACTTTTTTCACCTAATCCAATTGAGTTTCATGCCATCTACGAGCCTATTTCCTCACAATTCTATCAAGATGAGTTTGGAATAGGTTCACCTGATGAAGTTGTATTCGAATGCAATAAATCAAGTGTGCTAAATAAGATTAATCATTTCCCAAAACCTGGTTCTAGAATTTTTTCACCTCATAGGCGAGAGAATTGGGAAATAATTCAATGTAAAACTGGTGATTTTCATTATTGGAGTGAATTTCGTTTATCTATTTTATGTAAACGATATCAAGAGTCTATTACAACTCAAAATGGTCAAGTGACTCGGGAAGATCCTGAAGTGAGTTTGTAGTAAAATTTTGAATATAAGGAAGATAATGATTTTTAGACCATATTATCTTTTTAGGTAATATAGGTTTGTCGAAAGAGCCACTTGTGCCCATAGGAATAAACAATGGAAGTTTATTCCTTTTTTCTTTTAAATTAAAAATTATTTTCATTTTTTATTATGATACGGACACCCTCTCATTAATTCTGTGAATTTTTCATCAACACCTTCTTGTCCTTTATGTTGATACTCTCTTTTTAATACAGAATATTTATTGTTAAAAGCATTACCTTTGTGATCAACCCAATTATTAGTAGCTATATTTGGACCTTTTTCATTCAGTAATCTTTCTCTGTTTTGTCTATGTTTGGCTTCAAACAAAGACATTTCTTGTACATTTATTTTTATTTTTTCTGGTAAAATTAATAGATGTGCATAAGGCATGTGCTTAGTGAATATATGCACTTGATCTTTTCTAGGTGCTTTGAAAACAACAAAGAATATTCTAGACCACCATCTTTCTAAGTTTGCAGGCACAATTAAAGGCATGTGATCATCTTCTCTTGTGAAGTAACTTGGATGTGGTTCTATTCTAAATATATATCCTTCTGGTGGTTCTAAATCTAGACAGGAAGTCATTCCATAGTGCCCTGGTGCGAAATCTTTAATAGGAGGACTACCACCTGTTATAGCTCGTTGTTCTGGTGATTCCCAGAAAGCTTCATCACCAAATTTGCCATCAAATTTCAAAACATTATCTTGCCAATAAACTCTGGTTTCTGTTTCGAAAGAATAAACTAATTCTAAACCGTAGTTTATACCGTCCATAAAAGGTTTACAGTGCCATGGTTGTGGTTCAGATCCATTAGTATGATTTCCATCACAACCAGACCATCCAGGTATTTCTAATTTAACTGGTCTTGGAGGAATACCATTAGGTAACTTTCTATATTTTAAAGTTATTGATTTATTGCTCATTTTATTTCTTATTTATAATAGATACTTAATAGAGGAGTAAAAATGGGAAAAGAAATTAACAATCCTGGAATACATTCAAATTCGGTGAATGATAGCTGTAGCGATATACCACCGTTACAGACACCTTTAAGAAATGATCCACCACAAGA